TCTGTTCTCCGCCTTCGCCATCATCAGCAACTAGTACCTCGACGATTCTTGCTGATCCACCGCGCTTGATAATTGTATCGAAGTTCAGTGCAACCAGAGAGCCACGCCGACATAGTAGTGCCTGTGCGCTTACATCAAAGGCATGAGAGACATCACGGAAGTAATCCTGGTTGATGTCAAACTGAGCACGCTGCTGCACCTTTGATCTGGACGTGAAGCCAGTGTACTGAATGCCCTGGAAGCGCTTAGCTGTACTGTCATCAAATCCCGGTGCATAGACGATTAGTTCATCGCCCCTATAATCGAGGGCTTCATTGAAGAACGTTGCACGGATAGCATGCGGTCTACGTGGGAATGCTCTTTCGAACCGGTAGTTATTGGCATTTCGATCATTGAAGACCTGGGTGGGTGTCTCAGCCGTACGGTTCTTCTCGACTACGGCAGACCACAAACCGTGTTGTTCTGGAGATGCCCAACCTGCTGAGGCAATAGTCTGCAAGACGTCAGCGATCTGCATCCCGTCTGCGACAAAGTTGCATTCCAACCCGTTCTGTTGGCAATGCGTAGCCCATGCACCGATCTCAGCTGCATTGACTTCAGAGACCAATAACGGATCAGGATTCTCGTCACCGATCAGCACATCATAGTAGAGTTCTGCCGGATTATTGGAGACAGCGAAAGTGCCACTCCAGTTGCCATCCCACTTACGAACCATAGACTGGCCTAGGAAGGAGATATTCTTGATCTCCTGATTACGTACTCGTGCAATAACCCCAGTAATACCCCGGACAGTAGGCAGGACAGGCTTTTCATTCCAAATGGTTGTGACGTGACGAACACTTATGATACTGACTGAAGCCTCATTTGCATCCTGATTGCGCGGAACATATTTGCCATTCTCCGAGAAGTAGTCTGGCTGTGAATACCAGTCGGCTGTACGATAGAAGTCATTAGAATCATCCCAGGCAACAAAGAAGCCTGCCATCAACTCGATCTCGTATTGACCCTTAGGCCATTGTGAAGGATCAAGATAGATGCGGTATTCACCATGCGGACGGAAATCGACCTTAGTAGCTCTGTAGAAGTCAGCATTATTGCTGTCGATTATAATACCTCCAGAGAAGTATTGATCGACCTGGAATGAATAGTCACCGGTAGTTCTGTAGAAGGCTGCAGCAACCCCTGATGGGATGTCATTGCTCAGCGCAATGTGCCCAGCCTCATTGCGACCACTAGGAGGCGCGGTGAAGATCAGCTTGATGACGTTGGTAAACGGTGACTGCTTCTTCGACATATTGCCGATGATGAAGCGAGGCAATTCACGCCATGTATTTGTACCACGAAGTCTGATACGCATGCGCATTGGCAGACCAGAGAAATCGTGGAAGTCTTGATCGTTCAGATAGAGACCTGCATCAAATGCATAGGTAATATGAATCTCATCAGCATTGGTTCTAGAAATAAACCGATGCCATTGAGGAAGGCTGTTTTGTGGATTAGTCTGATCCTCGAGGATCTTGTTACCTCGCATTCTGTACTGAGTCAGCTGCTCACCAGGTGACTCAGTAATGCCAACTTGATTGGTAAGCGTTATATTCGGTGCAGTGTTATTAGCCCCGAAAATCTGATAGGCAGAATTCGGAAAGTCAGTAATAGCAGAGTCGTTGATTTGGATGTCAGTAATCTGAGTCCGGCCAGCGACAGCTACTACGGCATACGTATCATTATTAGGTCCATCGGAGATAACCCAAGCAGGAGTCCAGAGCGGAGGGGCATAACGATAGCGCCCACGGATTACCGGAACCGTTTCAAAGATCCTCGGCTCATTGACAGTTGCACCGGATGCATTTCGGCTTGGGTCAGTAGAACCTCCACCATCAGTATTCTGCTGCTTGGGGGGTGCAGTAAGAGCCTGGACGAGCATCCTACCACCAAAGCCGACCACACCAGCCAGCAGTGCTGCAGACCATGAACCCGCAGCAAATACGCCTGAACCTGCACCGAACAATGCAGTACCTAAGGGTGCCGCCAATCCTGCACCGATACCAGCGGTTGCAATGGTCAGTGCTAGAAGAGCAATACCGGTGATAAGCTTACCAGAGTTACCACCATGCAGCTCACCCTGGATAATAAACTTAGTACCAGCTTTAGGACGAATCAGATGCCACTTGTCACGATCGACACAGCGGTAGACGCCATCTTTATCCAGGTATCGGATTACGGCATGCTTCCAGAAGTGCGGACCGAAGCGCTCATCATGCTCTCCGGCCTTACGCACGATGTCTAGAAGACTATCACCTGGAAGAATCTGCCAGGTGGTAATGTGAGCCATAGGGAAGGGGAGTCCCTTAACGGTGATCAGCTCCGAAGGGGGCAGGAACTCCATCGCATCCGCGTCAAATACCTTGATGTCGTCAGTCATTATGGCTTCCCGGTATAGCGCCAGAACGAGTGGATCTTCTTGGTAATGAGCGGGTGATCAAGCGGCATCACAACAGAGCCGAGAAGACCCTTCTCAATATGCAGTAACTGCCTATGAGAAGTTACTACACCCACATGGACAAGACCGATCACCATAGTCTTATCTGGCGGTGGCATACGATACGCACCACGCATTAGAACCAGATCAAAGGGGTTGGCAGTGGCTCGATCAACCTGGACCCAAGGACCCTTAAAGGCGATTTCACTAACCTTGCTCAAGACCTCTTTCGGGTTCTCTGCATCCAGGTCACTGAGGGGATCGATATCAATGCCAAAGCTATCCAGATAGACCAGACGAACAAGACCCCAGCAATCAACCTCGGGTCTCTGTCGTCCGTTCCATTTGAACTTCATTCCCAGATATTCTGATTCCCATGCCATGTGAGCCTCCACTCACCTGAACCAAATGGGAGAAGTCGACGGGATAACTCTTACCTTGCCGTAAGGTTGTTCGACAAGATTGCGTTGTGTAAGTGTGCCCGATACCTCATGCCCATAGACACTTGTGCCTACCAGTTCATAGGCAGGCAGAACAACTTCGACGTAATTAGGATCCTCAGTGGTCACAACCGTAATAGTGACTTTGAGCGGATCCCCTGATAAGGCTAAGATAGCATCCCCAATCCGGTGGTCAACATTTTGGATGCTTAAGGTTGTCTCACCAGGACCGCCTTCAACGCTTGACGGAATAGTGATGTCGAACGGACAGTAGATATATTCCAGATCATTAGATACTATTCCGCCAGGTTGATGAGTGACGCGAATAGGTTCATCGAACGAGTCGTGATCCAGCTGCAGCAATACGGAATAGTGGTTATCCGTATTCTGCGCCAACAACCCTGCTGCAAATTCGCGCTTCGTCATATCAGCTTACCCGAACGTCTTGATATACGTCAAACTTGCTCTGATTATGGTCTGGTCTTCTTGCATCGTATAGTCTGGAATACGATATACTCCAGGTGTACGATAGATCGGGTGGATGCCATTAAACGGCAGGTTACCGTCACCTAACGTCGTATGCCACCACTCTTCGAATGCCTGTGCTTGTTCGAGAGTCCATATGCACGTAACCTTGAACTCGATCTCAGCATCAGTCGTACCGGGACGAGACATAGGAGGGCCGTACTTAGGCTTAAACTCAACCCGATTCTGCCTTGACGAAGAAGTGCTGCCAATCAGAAACCTCTGCGGTACATTTGCTGGCCAGTTAGCCCAAGCCATTGTGATACCTCACGTCTGAGCTTTCTGGAATCCCACACCGCGCGAACTCAGCGCCTGGGAAATACCAGAGGATGGATTCCGAATACCCTTAGCAACGACCCGGGTAATCATAATGTCAATGTCAGTGCCTCCAGATGCATTCGGAGACTGTGTCGTATCTGCCTGATACCCTTCTGGGACGCCGGAGATATTGACATTGACAATAGTGCTTCCACGACCGCCACTTGCTGCAAGACCTGAGACTGCAGAGAACAGCTTATTTGCGTTGTCCATCTGCTTAGGCGTGAAGATGCCCTCACCACGCTTCAGGACCGCAGGTACTTCATCACCAGCAAAGCCGCCGGTGTGGTACTTAGGTGCTTGAGTAAAGGCACTTAGCGCGACTCGCCTAGTGGTGCCACCTTGGCCACCGACAATAGCACCTGTATGGGCAAACAAGCTAGACACAAATGAGGAGACCGCAGTACCCCAGGAACCTCCACCACCGCCTTCAGTCAGCGAGTTCAGTGACTCTGAGAGTGCATCGATCAGTGGCTTGATGGCGACGATTTCCAGGATCTTCATAAGCAGGGTATCAAGGAAGTCGATCATTGATGTCTTGCCTTGGAATACATCAACAATACCGCGAACAAATGTCTCAGAGAACTCCCTGTTCAGTTCAATTGAACGAGCGGTTGTTGCTTCCCATTCACGATGGGCAGCATTGTTAGCACGGAGAGCGTCGGAGTATTCACGGGTCTTTGCTGCAGCTTGTTCAGCAGACACACCTGAATCGATCAGATTCTGCTTGAATGCCTGAATGTCCTGCATCTGCGAAATGGCCAACTGCAGATCCTGAACATCACGAACTGCAATGCCCATGCTAGTTGCAGGACCCATACCCGACATAAGCAGGTTAGTATGCTGACGGAGTTCCTGAATATCCCTGTTAGCATTTGCGAAAGCATTCTGTGCTTTCTTGCTGACTTCATCATAGGTAGTAGCCAGCTTACCGTTGGACTCAATCAGATTGCCTGTGTTCTGATCAAGCTTGCCAAGCAAGGAATCCATTGCCTGGAAGCCAAGATAGGCAGCTCCTGCTGCAACAGCAATCTGAGCCAGCAGTTTCAAAACACCCCCACCCTTACCAAAGAAGGATGAAGCTGCCATAGCAATGTTGAGTGAGCTAACTGCTGTAGCAATACCCCGGATCAAAGCGGCAACCGAGGCTAGCCCGTTAATAATCATCGGGGCAACTGCAGCAGTCATAGCAGGGACAAAATAGCCCGCAACAGCGGCGGCTACTGCAGTTGTCCACTTGATGATATCTCGGAAGTTACGAGTCAGGAAGTTAAGAGCACCTGCCAGCCCTTCGAGAGCCGTCTTATAGGCTGCAGACACACCTAGCGTGGCATCTGCTGTAGTCAGAAAGTCAGACCACGAATTATTCAGACGGTTGATGGATGCACGCAACGAATCGACGCGCTCGATTCCGTCCGCACCGTAGGCCTCTCGCATAGCCTGTGCAAAGCGAGGTAGGAAGACTTCGGCACCAACCTGACCTGCCTTAAGCATGTCGTTCAGCTGTGTCGTCGTGACCCCCATAGCACGAGCAGCAATGCCAAACGCACCAGGAAGTCGATCACCCAACTGTCCGCGAAGTTCTTCCGCCTGAACATTGCCCTTTGACAACATCTGTTCGAGGGCACGCATAACACCCTCAAACTCGACAGTACCGATCTGAGCTTGACCGGCTGCCATAGCAATGTCTTCAAAGATCTCCCGAGCCTTGTCACCTTGCAAACTCGTACCTTGAGCAGCTGCAGCGAACCGAGCCCACTGTTTGGCAAGCTCAGTGAATACCTGGCCAGATCGATCAGCAACGCCTCTGACGTAATTAAGCTCAGCTCCAGCATCTGCCATGTTGCCGGTAATACCCTGCAACTGCCCGCGTGCTTGAGCAATAGCCAGTTCGTTCTGAATGATGGCTTGGGAGAATCTTGTGACAGCCAGACCTGCAGCAGTAAGGCCAGCAATGAATGCGCCAACTGCGAAGGTCGATGTTGTGAGCAGTGTGCTGAGAGTACCGATACGGGTTGCAATGCCACTCAAAGGACCTGCAGCAAGGATTAAGACCTGCTGCAATTTCTTAATCATTTGGGCAAAGCTAGAAGTCTCGTTTCTAGCCTGTCTATTAACTGCAATCCAATCTCTAAGCCCACGCTGATTACGCCCCATAGAAGCCTGGAATTGCTCCATAGCGCGCTGGTAATCAAGCGCAGACAGTTTGCCCTTCGTCATCTGACCGACAAGGGCCTGGAATGCTTTAGTTGAACTAGAAAGGAAGTTCGTGCCCTGATCTGCACCTAGAGCACGAACTTGTTGACGATAGCTGAGAACCTGTTGGAGTGCTCGTGCGACTGCAGCTTCCTGCTTACGCATAGCTGCTGCAATCTGTTCTGCACCTTTACCGGTTTGACGGGCGGCTTGATTGACTGCCAGACCAAACTTCTGGAAGTTGGCAACAGCCTTCTGGAGCCCTGAAGTCTCAGCAGAGATACCGAAGTTAATCTGTCCAAGATTCAGAGCCATCTTACCACCTCATCATTCCGTGGTTCTTATCTTCCGAACCCCTCCACGGGCAACTTGTCTCTTAGAACCTGCACTGGAGGGATTACGCCCACGACCTCGATTAGCTCTTGAGGCCGCTTTCTTTTCCTGTTCTTTCTTCCAGGTAAGATAAGCTGACCATCTAGCTAACTCCCTTAGACTTAACCCAAGTACCTCATGTTCGAATTTGCCTAGATGATCGGCAATCATCATAACCATGAGGTGAATTGGGCTGCTTAGGAGTTTTTTCTTTCCTGCTCCTCAATGTCAGCGATGCCCATCAATTCATTGACGGCCTGCTGCAACCGGCGCATATCAGCGTTGAAAGGAAGAGCAAGAAGACTGTCGCCATCGGCCTCTTCAAATACACGCTCACTCGTCCCAGGGACGTAGGTGTACTTGATCAGCATAGCAACTGCGGCCTTACGCCGATCTTCGACGGCTTCAGAGTTGATCAGGTCTTCAAGAGAAGGCTGACGGACTTCAACATCTTGCCCGAAGAACTGAATGACTCGGGTGTCAGGTGCTGCACTGAAGACCGCCGTTCTGATTTTGTCGCGAAGTGATTGTGCCATTATTGCCTCCACAATTAGCACGGTTAAGATTACCCTCAGGTCACGTCTGAGAGCGCTCCAGTACCCTGGAAGGTGACATTGAACTCATTCATGCCTTCGAGTTCGCCTGCCAAGGTAATTTCCGATACGATGGCATTACCTGCCACACCAGTCTCACCATCAGGCAGATACTGGACATCGATTTCGGTAGCATTCTGCCATGCATTGAGCGCAGCACGAATACCGGCATTGAGGGTTGACGATGAAGAGAACTGCCAACCAAATGGACGAGCCATGAGAGAGTCGTCTGGAACGTTAAGTGCCAGCGTAACAGTCTCTTCCTCGAGATCACCAACTGCACCAGACTGGCTGTCACCAGTAAAGCGGAAGAAACCACGTGCAATAGACTCGCCATTGCCGTCGGGGTTGATCTCGACGATCACCTCATCGCGGGCCTGAAGCGCATCAGCATAGGCATTGGTTGCATCAAAGACGCCGCCAATTTCCAGCTCAACTGTCTTAAGACCGTAAATGAATGTCCGGATACCACCGTTAGCCTGTGCTGTAGGCATATCAGTGGTGTCAATGGCATTCGCAGTCTGCGTGAGGGTGTACGAACGTCCTTTCGCGATCTCGGTCGTGGGGAAATAGCTATGGTCAGCAGTAACCGCACCCGATACCGTGTAGGAGTCCTTGAACGTCACCCGACCGAACAGATAGTCTATAGACTCCACTTGAGCAGTCTGATCTGTACCACCTACCTTAATAACGGTAGTAGCACTCCGATCCCAGATCTGACGTGCAGCCTGATCAACCTGGTAGGTCTTACCAGAGACCAGCGACATCGCAGAACCTGTGGCTGCCGTTGTAGAGCCAATCTTCTTGAGCTTGGCCATGTAACCGGCAAAGCCCTTAACGTAGGCATTCGACGTAATATTCCAGCCGATCAGCCCAGGAAAGTTCGACTGATAATCAAAGCCGAAAATGGTATCGTCGATACCATCAATTTCACGCGCGAGCTCGGCAGTCGAACCTGGCAAGGTGAACCAGTTCGCGCCGTTATCAGATGAGACTCGAATTCTCTTAGCCATTGCCAGGTCTCCTCGATTACCATATTTCGTTCAGGCACATATCTAGAACTGAATGGGCTACCGCCTCACTAGCCATGTTACCAAACATATCCATGCCTTGTTGGCTAAGGTGTGCTTGGTCGTTAGAGATTACCCATTCAATAGTCGTTCCAGTCCCAACGGTGTGTTAGTGCGTTTGAGG